CTATCAAATTGTTCTTTCATTTCGAAATATGTCATTTCGCCTTTTGATTTACATAGTCTTAAAATTTCTCTTTTGAAATCATCGGCACGTTCCTCTACTAATAACTTCACTTCCTCACTCGACCCAAAGTAGGTTCTCCAATCAGACTCTGTTCTTGTTCTGACCCTTCTCTTTCTCGTTTTTGTTTTGGGGAGTATCTTTGGTTTCCAGAAGTTTTTCTTACCGATATATTTCTTACCAGTATTTATATCTGTAATCTCGTAAACGAACCCCTGAAAATCTTCAGGGGTCTCATTAAATTCTTTTCCATTATAGTACCACATACTCTTATGTATCTGGTTCAGTAATGTCCTCTACAGACGAATGTCTGTATCCACACATTGGACAATACTTAGGTCTTTCTCCATCTTCTACTAATACTATTGTAACTGATTCACATTCTTCGCATTCAATTCTGAATTCTTTTTCCACTGCTTCTTTTGCCTTTTCTTATTCCATAACCAAGACGTTTCATTATTTTCATTCGCTGATAGTAGTGATATCCACCCCATTCAGAAATCTCTTTTTTGGTTCTTCCACAACCAACGCAAACGTCATCGACTAGTCTGCATACAGATCTGCATGGGGTGATATAATCAGAAGTCGATTTCACACGCACCACCTGCACAAGCAGATGCGGCAAGAGTATCTACATCCGTAAATACTTTTTCTGTGAGATCAGTTTTCCATTCCACTGGTTTTAGATTACTTTGTATCTTCTCCCACTTGTGAAGTAGATACGCATCTTTCAGACAATACTCAGTCTTCTTCATATCGCCATCAAGATAGTTCTGAGCAAATCTCTCGAACCTACGAACCCAGTCTTTCTTTGCAGAGTTTTCTGAGGACTCTACCGAAAGATCTTCACCCATGCCCATTGCAGTGGCACAAGCAGTCCATAGATTGTCATAGACTTTCAGTGCATCAACAACCATACCAGATGCAAAGATTGCACCCTGATCATACTTCGCAACCATTTGCTCTGCGTCTATGACTTGTGTGTTAGGTGCTTGGTTATAATCCTTGTCACCTGTTGGAGATAGGAATGAAATGCCTGAAAAAGAATAACGATTTTTATATACGTACTTCTCTACTTCATCCCAATCGTCTACTATGATTGTGTTTGATACGTTATGTCGAATACCTTCGTCTGCACATAGTTCTTCGTTAGTTCCTTCGACAACCCAGTTCTTCTGTGCTTGCTTTACCATTTCCAAATGCTTTACACCATGGAGATCGTCTTTGAACATAGAACCCTTCTTAGGGACAATAGGAAAGGAAACAACTACGTCTGTCCCACCTGCAGACCATACTGATTCTTCAACCATGAATGGATTTGATTTTTGAATTGCTTGTGTAATTTCAGACTCTTTATTCATCTGTATATTTCGAATGTACATTGGTGAGTGCTCTGCGTGGATGCCAGAGGCAGTCTGGAGCAATACTGAAGCATTGCCAGAAGGTTTCACACAAGTAGTACGAGAAGCAGGGTTAATGCCGATAATAGAAGCAACTTCTTTATTAACTTTCTTAACAAGTCTAGCACCTTTCTTTAGAATTTTTGAATCAAATAAAATATCTGGATTGTTCATCCATCCTGTTATTGAAACACCAAGGAGTGCTTCACGATCAAAAATCTTTTTAGACGTATCTGATATGAATTTGAAGTCTGTGTATCCTGCTTGTAAAGTTCCTAGGATAGCGGCGGCACGACATGCTTTGAGAAAGTCTTCCTCGCTTGTGCACATACCACCATTGATTTCTGTCAAGTTGCAACCTTGCCAACCTGACTTACCATTGTACTGTGGAAACATCCCAATCTCCACACATGGGTTTGTTGTGTGTTCTTTTGATGAAGTGAAGTAGAAACCAGGTTCACCAAATGATTTTACCGATTCCATAATCTTGGCAAATGTTTCTGGTGTTGCTTCGTCTCGAACAATCACTGCAGAGTTATTAGATCTACCGCGTTGCGGATTATCCATAAACCAGTTACCAGTTTTTGCGGTCATCATTTCGTCATCTTCTGGAGAGAACAAACAAATCGTTGCAGATCTTCGAACACCACCAGACAACACTGCATCTGCAGTATGCATACAGATGTCGTAACAGGTTATCGGACGCATGGCAATAGGTTCTTTTGAATCCATAACCAGTGCTTGTAGCATGTGTTCGATCTTGTCCAGTGTTCTACGTAATCCTTCAGGTCCTGGTGCTTTGAATCCACCAGAGATCTTTGCACCCTTCGGGCGAATTAGAGATAGATCAAAGAATACTCTACGACCTTCATAGTCTGGGTGTTTACCACCCCCTACAAAATAAGAAGACATCAACACGTCCACTGCCGATGCCCAACCTTCTATCGAGTCTTCTACGATGTAACCTTTTGCTTGCTTCGTTCTTTGTTGGATCTTTGGTAGTTTTGCTACGTGATGGTTCTGCACTGAGAACCCTGCACCTGCGCCACATAGTAGAATATAAAAATACTCACCAAAGAACTCTGGACGATCAGCATATGAAGACGTACAGTTATACATCCTCATCTGGTGTTTCATCAATTGTTCTCCACCGAATTGCAATGCACGTTGAGCACCTAATACTCGTTGCTCTTTATAAGCAACTCTTGCTTCTTCAATGTATGTTTGTAATTTATTTAATTTTTTAGAATAGTTATTCTCGTGCATAGAGATCACACGGTCAACCGCCTCATCCCAAGTTTCGTAATTACTCTCTTCGTCTTTGAATCTGGAGTAACTGTCGTAGAACTTTGTTTCGGACAAAAACGCACGTGTGTCTGCAAATCGATTTTGCATACTTCGCTTCCTTATTTTTATGTTTGTTTTTAGATGGTAGTATTATATAGTATTTTTTAGTTTTTGTCAAACCATATTTGGTAGAAAATTTATTTTGATCGTGCTTTTTCTACCGCACGTGAACCAAACCAAAAAGATATAATTGCCGCAAATATTGCTTTCGTCTCTTCATCCCATAGCAACTGTATTGCCTGATCAAAAGACGTTCCCATCTCTAATGCATTCATCAGTAGTGTGATCTCTATGGTTGCAAACAAACCAAAGAATGCATACGTGATAACTGGTCTCACTGATTTTTGTAAAACAGATGTCCATCCTGTAGACTGCATGATTGCAGTGTCGTGAGCAATCAATCTCTCGTGCTCTTTGTCTGCGCCCATCTTGTCGTACATCTTCATGTCAAAGTCCATGCCCTGTTGCTTTAACTCTGCCATGACTCTCATTTTGTCTATCTCGTGTTTACGATCACCTTTTGATTTAAACACGTCTATAACTTGTGGAAGTGCTGAACCTCCGAATCCTATTAAAGATCCTAATAAACTTAACATATTATATTCCTTTCATTATCCTAGTAGTTTACCTGGTGGGGTAAACGTGCCAGTGTATCTGCACTTATGTAGCGTTATTCTGAAGTCCTCTAAGAATCCCTTCATTACATAAGTTCCAGATGCTGAACCATGTCTTCTACAACCAATACCAATTGATCCTGGTGACGCTTGTGGATGATGTGTGGTTCCTGTGTTTATTGATGCCGCACTATTACCATCCAACCACATATTCATATTGCTTCCATTTTTAGTTAAAGCAATGTGATGCCACGTATCTGCAGTTAAAGTTCCACCACTCATAACCTGAGTTGAACTTCGATAGTAAGTCATTGTCCCTTGAGTTACTTGCCACTGTGTAAAACTTGCATCTGCAACAAGACCACTACCAGTGTGGAAAAGAGTATTATAATCCCCATATCCAGGATTTCCTGCAGGAAGGTAGATCCATGTTTCTATTGTGAAATCTATGTATTGACCAAAATAGATCATTCCTTCGTTTGCTGTACCATTCACAGGATCATTCTCTATTACAAGTCCCCCCTGACTTCCGTTAATATAAACTGAGGCAGGTGAGGATGCAAATTTCTTTGTACCTGTATTACCAAATACGCCATCACCAGGACCATATTGTTTCGATAATAACTGTTTACTAAACTGTGAATGATCTCCCATTGTAATGCCATGACCAGTCAATAGGAGTTTCTGATTTGAGTTTCCTGAAGCAATTGGTGTTGTGGGTGGAGTAAAAGGAACCGTTGAATACTTTTGTCCAGTGGTAACACAAAAATCAGACATGTTTCCTGAAAGAAGTTCCGAACCACTATTAGAATATGATCCAATATTAAATGTGCCATTGAGGTTGGCATTATAATTTGGATCAGTAATTTGACCTGTCTGCTTACCATTGATATAAAATGTTACAGTTGTACCACTTCGATAAAGACAGAAGTGTATCCACTCTTCTATTGGTGGATAATAATTTGATGCTAATGTTCCAACAGTTGCGGAGTTTGTATAGAGTTTAAATTCTGCAGATGCTGATTGCCAATAAAGGTCAAATAAATCAGTACTACTTCCATGGTTAGCAGTAAATATTGTATGGTTGCTTGCCATATCAAGAAAATATACCCAACCTTCAATTGTAACATCACCTGTCCCAACATCTGCCATAGTAACTTGTGCAAATCCATCACTCCTATCAGGAAAATGAAGGGCAGTTCCATGCACATCCTTATCATATACTTGTCTATTGTACGGAGAAAATCCTATAATTTCAGGTGGGTTGTCTGCATCATTAGATGCAACAGGATTGCCTTCTAGATCTTCATGATTAGGTAAACTAAGCAGATGTAACTTTCTACCCGACACATTAGGTAATGGTTCTGTTGGTGGAGTAAATGTAGTGGTATAAATTGCAGTACCTTTTACTATTCTAAAATCTGAAACGTGTACGTTTCGCAAATTTGCAGAACCATTTGCTACTCTTGCACCAATTCCAGTGCTTGCACCGTTTTGTCCACAACTAACACCTGCAATATTCATAGATACATTTGCAACACCATTCCTATACAGGGTTAGGGTATTTCCATTTCTAACAACTGCGTAGTGAATCCACTCAAAAAGAGGAACACCTGCAGTTTCAGTCATCGTACTAGCACTGCCATTTGTGTATACAATCCACCGTCCTTCAGAACCACCATGCGTTTGTATTGTGATATTGGGGTTTGTTGAATAATTGTTATCATAAAGAGTTTGGTATGACTGAAGACTAGTTTCCAACCAATAATTCCACCACTCTATCGTAAAATTTCCAGTACCAAAATCAAAATCACTTGATGCAGGTATTGTAAGATATCTACTCTGATCGAAGAAAGTAGAGTAGTAACCACCAGGTGATGTTAAGTTTCCAGTGAATTGCGAACCACTACGATAAGGACTGTATGTTGTATTCTCAACAGTTCCTTTATTGGTGACTGTCAGACTGTTTGTCCCC